TTGACGAACTGACCCAGTGGGGAAACCCATATGCATGGAATTACATGCGAAGTCGTCTACGGTCCACTGCCCCTGACTTGCCTATCTTTATGAGGGCAACTACAAACCCCGGTGGAAGAGGGCATCACTGGGTAAAGAAAATGTTTATTGACCCATCTGCTTATGGAAAGGCGTTTGATGCTACGGATATTGAAACACATGAAATTCTCAGGTATCCAGCAGGGCATCAAAAAGCTGGGAGACCTTTATTTAAACGTAGGTTCATTCCTGCTAGGTTATCTGACAATCCCTACCTTGCAGAGTCTGGGGATTATGAAGCTATGCTCCTGTCGCTCCCGGAGCAACAAAGACGGCAACTCTTGGACGGTGATTGGGATATTAAAGAAGGTGCTGCGTTCACAGAGTTTGACCGTGATATTCATGTTATTGAACCTTTTAATATTCCTAGCAATTGGGTTAAATTTAGAGCATGTGATTACGGCTATGGTTCTTACAGTGGTGTTATATGGTGCGCTGTCGCACCGTCTGAGCAAATCATTGTGTACAGGGAATTGTATGTGTCAAAAGTCTTAGCTACTGACTTAGCCGACATGATACTAGAGTTAGAAGCTGAAGATGGAAATATTAAGTACGGTGTTCTTGATAGTTCTCTTTGGCATAAACGGGGTGATACTGGACCTTCTCTTGCAGAACAAATGATAAGCAGAGGTTGTAGGTGGAGACCGTCAGACCGCAGCCGTGGTAGTCGTGTAGCAGGTAAGAATGAAATACATAGACGTTTACAGGTAGACGAATTTACGGAAGAGCCAAGACTTGTTTTCTTTGATAGTTGCACAAACATTATCTCCCAGTTACCATCCATACCACTGGATAAAAAGAATCCAGAAGATGTGGACACAAAAGCAGAAGACCACTTGTACGATGCGTTAAGATATGGTATAATGTCACGTCCAAGATTTAGTATATTTGATTATGACCCTATGGGTAGACCCGGTGGCGGTATGCAAGTTGCAGATGCTACTTTTGGATATTAAGGAATAAAATATGGCTGAAGATGACATCATGATTGAAGACGATGCTATTGCGTTAGAAGATACGGATGATTCTGTAGAATTTGATGCTGATGTATCCACTATTATTCCTTTTATAATGGAACGGTATAGCAGGGCTGAAGACTATCGTTATCAAGATGAAGAACGATGGTTACGTGCCTACAGAAATTATAGAGGATTATATGGGCCAGATGTTCAGTTTACTGAGTCAGAAAAGTCTCGCATATTTATTAAGGTTACTAAAACTAAAACACTTGCTGCGTATGGTCAAATCGTTGATGTTTTATTTGCTAATAATAAGTTTCCTCTTTCTATTGAGCCTACAGAACTTCCTGAGGGGGTAGTTGCCGATGTACACTTCGACCCAAAAGAACCTGAACAAATGCAAGCGTCTACTGCGCTTACAAGTCCGTATGGCTTTCCGGGCGATGGAATGCAATTACCTGCTGGCGCAACAGCTAAAAGTCTCACTGAGAAACTTGGTGTGTTCCAAAATAAACTTGAACCCGTTCAAGAAAAATTAAAAGAAGGTCCGGGTAAAACACCTACTGCTATTGAATTTAGCCCCGCTATGATTGCAGCTAAAAAGATGCAGAAGAAAATACATGACCAACTTGAGGAGTCTGGCGCAAACAAAAACTTACGAAGCAGTTCTTTTGAAATGGCTTTGTTTGGCACAGGCATTATGAAAGGCCCGTTTGCCAAAGATAAAGAATATCCAAACTGGGGTGATGATGGTGAGTATGACCCACTGTTTAAAACAGTTCCTCAAGTAGACCATGTATCTGTCTGGAACTTCTATCCAGACCCAGATGCAAACAATATGGATGAAGCGCAGTTTGTTATTGAGCGTCACAAAATGTCTCGCTCACAAATGCGTATGCTTAAAAAGCGTCCATACTTTAGAGAACAGGTAATTGATGAAGTAATATCCTTTGGAGAAAACTACAACAAAAAATATTGGGAAGATGATTTATCTGACTATGCACCAGAACACGGCATTGACCGTTTTGAAGTTCTTGAGTATTGGGGCATGGTTGATACAGAGATGCTTGAGGAGCAAAATGTTAACATACCAGATGAACTAAAAGAGTTTGATGAGTTACAAGCTAACGTCTGGATATGTAATGGCAAACTTCTTCGCATGGTTCTTAATCCATTTAAACCTGCTAAAATTCCATACGCTGCAGCACCGTTTGAATTAAATCCATATTCATTCTTTGGTGTGGGTATAGCGGAAAACATGGATGATACCCAAACACTAATGAATGGTTTTATGAGAATGGCAGTTGATAACGCTGTTCTATCGGGTAACATGTTAGTAGAGGTTGACGAAACTAACTTAGTGCCGGGTCAAGACTTGACACTGTATCCGGGTAAAGTATTTCGTAGACAAGGTGGCGCACCGGGTCAAGCAATATTTGGAACTAAGTTTCCTAATGTGTCACAAGAAAATATGATGCTGTTTGACAAAGCCCGTCAGCTTGCCGATGAGTCAACAGGGTTGCCATCATTTGCACATGGACAAACAGGTATATCAGGCGTAGGTAGAACTGCTTCTGGTATATCGATGTTAATGAACGCTGCAAGTGGTAGTATTAAAACTGTTATTAAAAATGTAGATGATTATCTATTGCGTCCTTTGGGAGAAGGGTTCTTTAGATTTAATATGCAGTTTGATTTTGACCCAGAGATTAAAGGTGACTTAGAAGTAAAGGCACGTGGCACAGAAAGTTTGATGGCTAATGAGGTTCGTAGCCAAAGACTTATGCAGTTCCTTCAAATAGCAAGTAGTCCTGCACTTGCACCTTTTGCAAAGTTTCAATATATTATTAGTGAGATTGCAAAATCAATGGACCTTGACCCCGACAAAGTAACTAACAACATGAGTGAAGCAGCACTTCAAGCAGAACTTATGAAAGAGTTTCAAGCACCAGCACAGCAAGAACAGGCGGGAATGACACCGCCACCTGCAGGTGCAGATGCTATGGACACTAGTGGTGCTGGTGGTGGAACAATAGGCACTGGTCAAGCACCAGTTCCGGGTGAACAAGGATTTAGTAGTAATGGTAGACAAGCAGCAGGTACTCAGCCGCCTGAAGCCGCTGGTGAGCAACAACCGCCAGTGGGAAGCATTCAGTAGTTATATAGACCTAACTATTGAGCAACACCAAAAGGTGTTAGAACAATCAGATGATACAATAATGATGCACCGTCAGCAGGGTGCTATCACAGCTTTACGTAAACTTAAATACCTACGGGATGAAATAATTGGCAGCGACTAATGAAACAGAAAAACTTTTAAGTCCAAAGCGTAGAAGCAGAGGTGCAGAAAGACAAAAAAAAGAAGGGGGTGTATCCGCTAAAGATGTAGCTATGTTTGGTGCGGAGATGCTACCGGGCGTTAGTCAGGCTATAGGAGTTAAACGTACATCTGATGCATTAGAAGAAAAAGATTATGTTGGTGCAGGTATTGAGGGTACAGCTTTAGCAGCAAGTTTGTTTCCGGGTTTTGGTCCTGCAGCAGCAAAAGGTTTGCGAACATTTAACAAAACACGTAAAGCCTATAAACTTTTTGTTAAAGGTGAAGATGATAAACTTTATCCCCTTTTTGTAGATGCAAATAAAGAAATAAAACAGGGTGAATTTTTAGAGGCTAATTTTCCAGATGTAGCTTTTAAAGGTAAAAGAAAAGCAGGTTCGCAAGAAAGTTTTTATGTGCCTACAAAGGGTGCAAAAAGAACACCTACAAAATATTATTTAGATAATAAAGAAATTACTAAAAAAGAGTATAATGAATTAGGGCCAAATGCAAAACCTTTTTCTAAAGTTATTCCGGGAGAAAAATCAAAAGGCACAGGTGACTCTATAATAATACCAGACGAAGAAACACGTAAAAAATTAATAGATGAAGGTTTTATTACAAATCGTACAAAACGAACTGACGAAGCACCTTTTGGTAGAGTAACAGCAGTTGCTGCACGTCCGGGGTTTCATGCTAGTCAAGCACCTGTAGCCACACATTTAGGTCCACAAGATTTAAAAATAACAAAAAAAGAAGCAGATAAACTTATTGAGGCTGGTGTAACACCAGAGGCTATTAAACGTAGAGGCAAGCAGTTTTACGTAAAAAGACGAGCAGAAGACCAAGTATTTGCTGAAGTTGAAATGGCTGATGATATAGATTATCAGTCTATGTTGGCAAAAGAAGGAAGGTCAGACATTAATGACTATGTGCCTAAAGGCGGTAGCTATAGGTACTCTGACGGACAGGCTGACAGCGACCAGTGGGTTGTTGGTGGTGACATGAAAGTTAATAGAGTTTTATCCCGTGAGGAAACACGGGCTATACAAAAAGAAATGGGTGTAACAGATTTACCCTACAGAGATGAAGTAGAATCTATTTTAGGAAAAAAATTTGCAAAAGGCGGTATGGTAATGGATGACTATCTTGTAGCCAAAACAATTGACCAAACACAAGACTTTGCTAAAGGCGGCATGTCAAAACAAATGGAATTGTTTGAACCTGTAGAAGGTGCATTTGACGAAGGTGGCCTGATGCAAGAGGGCGGCACAGTTGACCCAGAGTCAGGTAACGAAGTGCCTGTAGGTTCTACACAAGAAGAAGTTCGTGACGATATCCCTGCCCAGCTTAGTGAGGGTGAGTTTGTATTTCCAGCAGATGTCGTAAGATACATTGGCCTTGAAAAACTAATGCAGATGCGACAAGAAGCAAAACGTGGTTTGAAAATGATGGACAAGATGGGTCAGATGGGTAACGCAGATGAAGCCACCGTTCCAGATGATATACCCTTTGATTTATCAGACCTTGACATGGAAGATGATGGTATTGAAGAATTTGCACAAGGTGGAGTTGTTGAAGCGCAGCAAGGAACTTTTATACCACCTACAGGTGTTAACTTTACACCGGGTGGGCAAAGACAATCTCAATATACTGCACCAGACTTTACTATTCCAGTAATGCCTCCAACGCAACCAACGCAACCAACGCAACCAATGCCACCAATGCAACCACCTATCCAAGGACCAGAGCAGTCTCCTGTTCCTACATTTCCACAGTATGAAGTTCCCGGTATAGGTGACTTTTTAGGTGGTGCTGGAGGACAAGGTGGTGGCGCATCACAAGTTATAACAATTGTAAATACAGAAACTGGTGCAGAAAGACAAATTAACTTTATTCCGGGGGTAACGCAAATACCAGAAGGATTTGTTAGAAAAGAAGATTATACTCCTACTGAAAAACCTGTTCCAGATACTCCAAAAGCCATTCCCACTGTACAACAACAAGAAGATAATGAATCCGTTTCCCCTATGGCTAGTACAACAGATGCAACAGGTATTGCATACGATAGGGGTAAAATTAAAAATAAAGATTTAAAAACTGCTTTAACTGCTGCTGGAATGGCAAATCTTAAAGATGTTGGTCCTGCAATTGCTGCTCTCTTTACTGGAAGTGCAACAGGTCTTCTTACACAAGTGGGTAAAAAAGCAGGACAAGCAATGGGATACTTAGCTGGTAATAAACAACATGCTGGTGCTGTATTGGGTGGTGTGTTAGATAATTTTAGGGCTGAGGGTGAATTTAGCATTGGAAAAACTGCACTTGACCAGTTAAGTGATTTACAACAACAACAGATAGCAGATACATTTAAATCTGTAACTGAACAAATGTCTGGCCTTTATACAAAAGAAGTTACTGATAAAGACGGAAATGTTGAAGTAAAAACTAAATCTCAATCGGAGATAATGGATTCTCTGCGTTCAGAAGCAAGTAGATTAGACATTCCTACTACCTTTACTGATAGAAGAGGTAATACAAGAAATAAATCGCAGGTATCCCTTGAGCGTGACATTTCTACACAGTTAGCTATAAATATAGGAAAAGAAAAACGAGCAGAAAAAGCAAGACAAGAAGCTGCTGCTGCTGCTGCTAAAGCTGAAAGAGAAAGACAGCAAGCTGCTTTAGAAAGAGCATTTAGAAATGTTTCAGATAGTGATGATAGTGGTCCTGACCCTAGTGACATGTCTGGTGGAGAAGACACAGGAGATGTTGGCGGTGGTCCAAGTGGTCCTACAGGAAGTCAGCAAGAGGTAGATGATTTTGAATCTGATTTAGGATAATATCCTAATGAAGCAAAGTGGGTTAGCTTCTAAAAAATAATCCACATATCAATGGCTACCTAACCCCCCAACACTGGCTACGGTTAGCCCCATAAGGAGAAAAGAAATGGCTGAACAAGCTATTATGGCAGAAGAAATGCAACCAGAAAAAAAAGTTGCATTTGTAAGTAAACCGTATTCGCAAGAAGAACGGATTAAAAAAGAAGAAGCAGAACTGGAACAACTACTAAAAGAACAGCAAGGTGAAGTAGAAGAGCCAGAGCAAAAAGAAGAAGAGGAAGAACCTACAAGCGCAGAAGAGCGAACATTTAAAAAGCGTTATTCTGATTTACGTAGGCATCAGCAAAAACAGGCAGAAGAACTTAAAAAAGAAATAGAGAGTTTAAAAAGTCAACTATCTATTGCTGCACAAAAAGAGATGAAGTTGCCCAAGTCTGATGAAGACATTGAAGAGTGGGCTACAACTTATCCAGATGTAGCTGCTATTGTTGAAACAATTGCTATGAAAAAAGCACGTGAACAGTCAACAGCACTGGAAGAACGTATGAAAGCAATTGATGAAATGCAAATGTCTGCTACAAAAGAAAAAGCTGAAGCAGAGTTAATGAGACTTCATCCTGACTTTGGAGACATTCGTGATAGTGATGATTTTCATACATGGGCTGAAGAACAACCTAAATGGGTGCAAGACGCACTGTATGAAAATGATAATGATGCAAGGTCTGCTGCTAGAGCAATTGACCTTTACAAAGTTGACAAAGGTATAACAAGTGAAAAGAAAACTAAGACGACTAAAAGTGCGGCTGAGGCGGTGTCTAGTAAAGGCTCAAGAAGCACACCTCAGACAAAAGAATCTTCCACTTATTTAAAAGAGTCGCAGGTTCAGGCAATGTCACCGCAAGAATACGAAAAGCGTTCCGAAGAAGTTATGGAAGCAATCCGTACAGGTAAGTTTATTTACGACATATCTGGTTCTGCCAGATGACGATAATATATAAACCGAAAAAGGACATAGAACTTTTTGCTCCATTTGGACCTACGATGGGTTACTTTCGTATGCCAGATGAATTAGTAAAAAGTTTAAATAGTAAAATGTCTGATAAGTTAGAAGATTATTCTGATAACTTAGTTGGTAAGGTTAAAGAGGAACTAGCCTTTGATGATGAAATCATAAAGATTGCTCAAGAAGGATTAGGCCAGTTTGTAGGAAAGTATCAAAACTATACTGAACATAGAAATTCTATGGGAGTAAAAACACTTGATACTGACAACTTTAACTACGGATTACAAATAGTTTCTGGTTGGTTTGTGCGTCAGTTTGAAAATGAGTACAATCCATTACATATTCACACAGGCTCTAGGTTGTCTTGTGTTGGATATCTAAAATTACCAGAGGGAATAGAAGAGGAATGGGAAGAAGATTATAAAGACCATCATCCAGCAAACGGACATATTCAGTTTGCTAATGGTACAGCATCTGGGTATACATGTACTAACTTTGTTGTTAAACCACAGGTTGGTGATTTTTACGTCTTTCCTTCTCAGCTATTTCATTGTGTTTATCCTTTCTATACGAAGGGAGAACGTAGGTCTTTCAGTATGAACATGAATTTTATTGAGATACCTAAATAAAAAAGTGTTGACAAATAGTTATATATGTGTATAACTATAGTTAATCAAGAGTGTACATTAAGCGCATAGTGTACACTCAAAATGCAAACACACAGTTTTACGGATTACCTGAAGAGTTTGGCCTGACCCGTACAGTCACACCCAAGCAACGCAGCCTCTAATAGCTTACGTTTGTATCTGTTTACAACAAAAACTACCAAATAAGGAGATGGTACTATGGCGTTTACAACCGCTAGTGGGTACGGTAATCTTCCTAACGGTAATTTTTCGCCTATTATCTACAGCAAACAGGTGCAACTTGCTTTCCGCAAGGCTGCTGTTGCTGAGGCAATCACCAATAACGACTACTTTGGTGAAATTGCACAGATGGGTGATTCCGTTAAGATTATCAAAGAACCCGAAATTACCGTCAAGGCTTATGCACGTGGTACAACAATCACACCGCAAGACCTTGATGATGAAGATTTCAACCTTACCATCGACAAAGCTAACTACTTTGCGTTTAAGGTTGATGACATTGAAGAGGCACACAGCCACGTAAACTTCCAGCAATTGGCAAGTGACCGTGCTGCGTACCGTTTGGCTGACCAGTTTGACCAAGACGTTCTTGGTTATCTGTGTGGCTTTAAGCAGTCTGCTATTCATGGCGCAGCAGATACAGCTAACACAACCGTAAATGGTTCTAAAGCTGTTTCAACTGCAGGTTCAGATGAATTGCTGTCATCAATGAAAATTGAAGCTGATGACTTTGGCGGTTCTTCAGGCAGTTCAGTTGGCATTCAGCCACGTCTGCCGGGTGCATCTGCAGTGCCGGGTTCGGGTAACGCTAACCCAACCATGATTATTGCTCGTATGGCTCGTAAGCTAGACCAGCAAAATGTGGATACACAAGGCCGTTGGCTTGTAGTTGACCCAGTATTCCTAGAAATCTTGAAGGATGAAGATTCAAAACTTCTGAACCAAGACTATGGTGAGTCTGGCGGTCTTCGCAACGGACTTGTTGTAAATAATCTGCATGGCTTCCAAGTGTATGTTTCTAACAACCTACCTTCAGTTGGAACAGGTTCTGCTACCACAGGTGGCACTAACGCTTCTAACTACGGTGTGATTGTTGGTGGACATTCATCTGCCGTTGCTACTGCAGAGCAAATTAACAAGACAGAAACATATCGTGATCCTGACAGCTTTGCTGACATTGTTCGTGGTATGCATCTCTACGGACGTAAGATTCTTCGTCCAGAGGCTCTTGTTAATGCTAAGTTTAACCTCGTGTAAGAAAGGGAGATTCAATCATGCCTCTTGGTGATAATACTACTTCCGTAGCACGTGGAAATGACGCTCGTGGTCGTAAGCCTTACTTGCTTTCAGCAGAGTTAAACTTTGCTACTGCTGCAAGCGATAAAGGTACAGCCCTAGCTGCTGACGATGTTATTCCGGGTTTGACTATTCCTGCGAATACCCTCATCATGTGTGCTGGTTTTGAAGTAACTTCTGCTCATACAGGTACTTCAACTAACACAGATTTTGACTTTGGTATCACAGGTGGAGACCTTGATAACTTTGTTGACGGCTTTGATTTTGATGGCGCATCTGTAGGTGATTATGCTTTTAAGGCAGGACAAACTCCTGTTCTTGTTGGTGGCACTTCAGATACCATTGACATTGAAATTCAGGCAATGACAGGTACAACAACAGGTGGTAAAATCCGCATGTTTGCTGTCTGCATGGATGTTGATGACCCCGGTTCATTGACTGCTGACGAAGTAGACCGTGATACACTCGCATAAGTAATCTATAGTGGGGGCAGGGCAACTTGCCCCTACTTACTCTTTAAGGATTTATCATGGCATATAATTACTTAGGCTTGACAAACGAAGTGTTAGCACGTATGAATGAGGTAGAATTGACTACCTCTAATTTTGTGTCTGGCGCACGTGGTTTTCAAGTTCAATGTAAAAATGCAGTAAATGATGCTATTAATTATATTAATCAACGTGAATTTGGCTGGCCTTTTTCCCACGCTACAAAAACACAAACATTAGTAGCGGACCAAACACGATACACAATTCCCACTGATGCAATACACGTTGACTACGAAACATTTAGAATATCAAAAGATAATACACTTGGTGTAGCAGGAACAACTTTACGTGTTTTAGATTACAAAGAATATGTTGATAGATTTATTGACCAAGAAACTACATCAGATGTAGGTGGTGTGCCTATTTATGTATTTCGTACACCAGATAATAACTATGGTTTATATCCGTACCCCGATAAAGCATATACTTTAAAATACGAACATTTTAACAAACCTACAGCTTTATCTGCAGCGACAGATGCTCCTACAATTCCAGAACAGTTTCGTCAGGTTATTGTAGATGGTGCTACAGCTTATGCCTATCAGTATAGAGGTGAGGCACAACAGTATGGTATAAACTTTGCAAGGTTTGAAGATGGTATTAAACATATGCAAACTATACTATTAAATAGAACAGACTATGTAAGGTCAACTTATATACCGCACTCACAGAGATACGGCATTAACATAGCAGCGTTTTAGGTGACACATGGCAGACGAATCAGGATTAAACCCATTTGTCTTTGCCTGTTCTGGGGGATTGGTGTTAGACCTTTCTACCTTTGATATGCAACCGGGCATGGCACTTGAGTTGCAAAACTTTGAGCCAGACATTAAGGGTGGTTATAGACGCATATCTGGCTATTCAAAGTGGAATAGTAATATTGTACCACAAGATGCTAGTTCTAGTGAAAAAGTATTAATGTCAGCGTACTTTAAGGGAAAGGTTATTGCTGCACGTGGTGGTAAAATACACGAAGCTGGAAAAACTGGTAGTTGGACACAAATAGATACAGGCAGAACAGGTGCTGGCAAATACACACACTTTAGATATAATTTAGGTGGTACAGATTTTATTGTATTTGCTGATGGAGCAAATCATGCAAGCAAGTATGATGGCACTACTGTTACTGACCTTAATTCATCAGGCGCACCAACTAATCCAAAATTTGTAGTAGGCCATCAAGAAGCATTATTTTTTGCAGGTATGTCTGCTTCACCACAAGAAGTAGTTTATACTACAAATCAAACAGATGATAATTTTAATGTAGGTGATGGTGCTGGTAGTTTTCAAGTAGATAGTGTAATTACTGGTCTATTCCCATTTCGTGACCAATTGTTTATATTTTGTGAAGAGCGTATATTTAAACTAGTTGGTAATACACAAGCTGATTTTAACTTACTGCCTGTTACACGTGAAATTGGTTGTATAAATGGTGCTACTATTCAGGAAGTAGGAGGTGACCTAATATTTCTTGGTCCTGATGGATTGCGTACAGTAGCAGGTACAGAAAAAATTGGTGACGTTGAACTTGGTACAATTAGCAGACAAGTACAACCAAGGTTTGAAGGACTAACGGACGTTGATGAGTTTGATAGCGTAGTTGTACCAGATAAAACACAATATCGTATATTCTTTTCTAATGCAAATATAACACGTGCAAACACAACAGGTGTTGCAGCAGTTAGAAAACAAGCTTATGAATTTGCCGATATTCGTGGTATACGACCTAGTAGTACAGACTCTGTAGTAGATGAAGGTGAGTCTATTGTTTTACATGGCGAGTACGATGGTTATGTATATCGTCAAGAGCAAGGCAATGATTTTGATGGAAATACTATTACAGGTAAATACAGGTCTCCTGATTTATCTTTAGGTGATGCAGGTATTCGTAAAAACTTTCAACGTGTAATTATTAACTATGCACCTGAAGCTGCTGTTAATGCAGACTTGTTTGTAAGGTATGATTATGAATCACCAGAAGTGCCACGTCCTGCCGCATATCCGTTTGACACTGCCACTGTTGTGGCTGTTTATGGTACATCGGTATATGGAACGGCAACATACGGTGGACAATCAAATCCATTGGTCAGGCAACCGATTGAAGGTTCAGGATTTGCTGTGGCATTAAGAGTTAATGATAGAGGGGTATCAGCCCCATATTCGCTAAAAGGTTTTCAGTTAGAATTTGATATAGGAGCAAGACGTTAATGGCAGGTTTTACTAGACAGTCTTCATTTACTGATGGTGATATTATTAATGCTGCTGATAGCAATGATGAGTTTAATCAACTTGTAAACGCTTTCGCAAACACTTCAGGCCATAAACATGATGGCACTGCAGCAGAAGGTCCAGTTATTGGTTTAATTGGAGACCCCGGTGTTACTACACCTATAAATAAAGTTGTAGTTGACGATACAAATAATCGCATTGGTGTTTTTGTTGATGTATCTGGCTCTACTACTGAGCAACTTAGATTTCAAGATGGTGCTGTTGTACCTGTAACTGATAATGATATTGACCTTGGTACAAGTAGTCTTGAGTTTAAAGATTTACATTTAGATGGAACTGCCAACATAGATAGTCTGGTAGCTGATACTGCTGACATAAACGGTGGTACTGCTGATAATGTTGTAATTGGTGGTAGCACTGCTGCTGCTATTACAGGCACTACTCTT